GCGGCATTTGCAAGTGAAGGCTTTTCCCAAACTTGGCTTCCGCATCTATGGCGTGTTAAAGCTACACCACTAGTGAGTGCTCAAGAGTATAATGATATACTTGATAAACCTTTTGAAGTTGAAAACATTTGGGATAACGGAAACTACTATCCAAAAGGTAGTATTGTACTCAGCGGAGAAACTTATTACAAAGCAATAGATGATGTTGATCCAGGTGTTGAAATTACTGATACAACCAAGTGGGAAGAGTACACACCACTTAGTGAAATAGAAACTTTTGGAACAGTTGTTAAAGACAGATCGATAAACGATGCAATTCTTACACAAGCAGAATACGAAGTACCATATAGTGGATATGACACTGTAAAGTTTTACATTGTACCGACTAACGAAGATGGCTCTCCAGCTGATCCAGACAGTTACACGGTAGACAGCAACGGTATTACAGTAGATACAACTAATATTGATGTTGATGGACAACCAGTAAGCCCAAGAGCAAATGGTTATACCTTAGGATACCTAACTGGCGACGGACTCGCTCCAAACGGATTACCAGTGAAGCCGGGTATCAGTTTTCCAACCAATCCACAGAGTGGTGATTTTGCACTTAGACTAGACTATTACCCAAATAGACTTTTTCGCTATAGTGGTTCAAGATGGGTTAAGTACGAGGACGATGTGAGAACTAATTTAACACCAGGTGATAAAACTAAAATAACTGCCGGAGGCAATGTAGTTACATCGCAGACACAACGCAGTAGTTTTGTTAACAACACAAATGAAACTGCAACAGAAGATCGAGGAAATATTCCACAACGTCAAGCACTTAGTAAACTACTTAAACCGCAGGCTGACAATTAATGGCACTAACTCAATTTTTTTACGACGAACAAATACGCAGGTTCTTGTTGCAGTTTACTAGAGTATTCTCTAACTTTCAAGTAGAATACGGAAGAACTGAAGACAACACTGCAAAAACATTGTATAGAGTTCCGGTACGTTATGGTGATGCTACTAGACAAGCTCAAACCATTATACAACAAAACAGTGCAAACAGTTTGCCTAGTACACCTTTGATGACATTTCATGTTACTAATTTAAACTATGCACGTGATAGAATACAAGAACCATACTATATTGAAAAACAAAACGTACGACAACGGTTATGGGATACTGAATCAGAATCGTACGAAACAACACAAGGCAATGCGTTTACTATTGAAAAACTTATGCCTGTGCCATTTGACTTAGAAGTTAACTTGGATATCTGGACATCAAATACCAATCAAAAATTACAATTGCTAGAGCAACTGTTAACATTATTTAATCCCAGTTTAGAAATACAAAGCACAGAAAACTTTATTGATTGGACCAGCCTTAGTGTTATGTATTTAGAACAAGTTACCTGGAGCTCGCGATCAATCCCAATGGGAACAGATGATGCTATTGATATTGCTACGTTACGTTTTGTGATGCCAATTTGGATTTCTCCTCCTGCTAAAGTCAAAAAACTTGGTGTAGTTGAGAGAATTGTTGCAAGTGTATTTGATGGCAATGGTGATATGAACAATGCAATATTTGATAATGATTTACTAATGGGTACTAGACAAAAGTTTACTCCGTATAACTATCAAACATTACTACTGGGTGATCAACTGCAAGTATTAGAGCCTGCCACAGTTATTTTAAATAATGATGGTGTTAAGGTTCCGTCTGCTCCTCCAAGTAACTTAATGTGGCACACTGTGGTTGATCTCTATGGTAGTCTACGCAACGGAATAAGTCAAGTTCGTTTGGATAATCCTTACGATGATACTGTTATTACCGGAACAGTTTCTTATCATCCAACTGATGATAGATTTTTATTGTTTACTGTTGATACTGATACAACTCCACAAAATACACTACCAGCAGTCAGTGCAATTGTTGATCCTCAAGCAAAAGGTCCAGAAACTGTAGGTGGTGGTGGATATGGTTTACCAAGTGCCTCTATTGGACAACGGTACTTGTTTATCAACGATACAGGAAATAATAGTGCAACTGATCCTGGATTCGCACAAGCCTGGAGAGGCATAGACGGTACTGCTCTAATTGCTAACACAAACGATATCGTAGAATATGATGGAACAAGATGGAATATTTCCTTTGATTCTAGTTTAGATAGTAATGTACAATATGTAACCAATACAACCACAAGTGTGCAATATCGGTGGGCAAAAGGCGAATGGCTAAAAAGTTATGAAGGATTATATCCTGAAGGTGAGTGGAGTTTAGTGCTTTGATAAATGCAGTTGGAGTTTGGTTTTACAGTGTAACAACAGACAGGTACCTGTACCTACTACGCAATGACTCTAAGAATCCTGGATGTTGGGGATTACCTGGAGGTAAAGTAGACTTTGGTGAGAATCTCAATGAAGCATTGCAACGTGAATGTCATGAAGAAATTGGATTGTGGCCTGATATTATTAAACTAGTACCAATTGAAAAATTTACTAGCATTGATAACCATTTTAGTTATCATACATTTTTTTGTTTGGTTGACGAAGAATTTGTTCCTGTGCTAAACAACGAACATTATGGATATAGTTGGATAAAATCTGGAGTGTGGCCAAAGCCGTTACATCCTGGATTGTGGACTACTATAAATTTTGAAGAAATATTAAAGAAAATTGATACAATTAAAAAGTTTCAAATATCACAATGTGAAACAAACTGATTATACTTCCATTGGAAAAAGTTTTTATTCTGTCTCCACTCATCTGGAGCACGTTTACCATCAGACACATATATAAATTGCACACCTGAGTAGGTTGTCATAACGTTAGCAAGTTCGTTAATTTTCTTTTGATTCGTAGCCTCATCTTCGTTGGTTCCATCTACACCAAGCAAGTACACTTCGTTATGTCCATCAAAACAGGCTAACCAAGCAGCAATTGTAACGCTATTTCCTCGTTCACCGTATGGCACTAGATAAAATTCTCCTGGACTAGCAATACAGTTTCTTGCATTACTGTACACAGTTACTTTTTCACTATATTTTTGTTCTTGTATTTCTTTTAATTTTTCTTTATCATACTCGATGTAAAAATCACATTGCATTTCTTGCCAACAACCTTCGGACCCGTAACTCTGTAAACGTTTCCGCCCTAAATGCCATCCTGCATGTTTTTCAATTTTGTTTTTTAAATTAAACTTGCCGTTATATTTTGTAGTATAGCGACTTTGCCCATGTCCAATCACCACTGCACGTCCAGATATATGTTGGTTCTCTATTGGATTATCAATCCATTCACGTTCTTGAATTTTTTTACCATCTTTGATTATGTTGCTTATGATTACAAACTCACCATCGTAATCAGTTCTGTACCTCTCAGACACTAGAGCCTGCCTACAAGTACTTCAACAATTCCTGGGTCTTCATCGTCTTTTGAACCAATTGCTTTACCAATAGCACTCCCTGCGGGAGGGTTATGTAAATCTTTATGTGCTTCTGCGTGTCCATGTGTTAAACTGCTCACTAGTATATCACCTTTGTTGATTTTTCCTACTACCTTGCAAGGGACTCTTCCAAGTAGTGCAATACTTACACCGTTTTCAAGGTCGCTGTTCATTAAATAGGCAGGATCAGTTGATACTATACCAGCAATTGCTACGCTTCTTGGTCTTGTAGTCTGTGTAACTTCTTGCTCTCCGCCAAGCTCTACAACCGTTCCTGGCTCGTAGTCTGCATCAGCAGTATATCGTTCAGCCAAGTCAGCATATTTTGCAGTACTAGATACACCTGCAAAATTAGTACAAATTAAGGTGCTATTAGAAGGATTAAAAAGTAAATCTGCACCATCATACTTTACGGCAGTAAGAGCTCCACTTGTTGTGGCAGCATAGTATAAATGAAAGTTGGTGTTTGAACTATTGTCTTGTGATACAGTTGCACCTGCGGCAGCAAATGATAAGTTACCACTTGCATCTGTGACCAATGCTTGTCCCGAAGTTCCGTCTGCAGTTGGTAAAGTGAAAATTAAATTTGAAGCAACCGTTCCCGGTGATTTAAATCCAACATAGTTTGAACTATCTGAATCACCTAATCTAATTTCTGCTTGTGCGTTAAGTGTAAGACTGCTTATGCCAGTTTCTTTTAGTAATGCAAATCCGCCAGCAGTACTACCATCATGTACTCGAAGTGTATCTAATGTTGTGTCAATACTAAGTTCACCGGCGGTGCCAGTAAAGCTGTTATTCTGTGTAGTTGTTCCACGTCTAAATTGTAGTACGGTTGGCATCTTATTCTCCTAGCAGTGTATTTATTAACTTAATACACCTAAATCTGTTGCAGATGGTATTGATCCAACTGGATCCATCATAGTATATATTTGTCCAAGACTTACTCCAAATGCATCCGTTGCACCAGCTTCAAATGGTGTCTCAACACTTCCTGTCTGATCAAATTGTTTTGCTAGATCAAAGTTGCCTTCTGAACTTGGTAATGGTGTTACTGTACAATTTGGAAAAGAAGAACCACTACTACCTCCTCCTGACTGATCAACAAATGATAATGTTCCAGATCCGTTTGTTTGTAATACCTGTCCACTTGAACCATCTGCTGGTAAAATATAATCTACATCACTTGCTACTGTAGATGGTGCTTTAAATCCAATATAATTACTACTGTCACTGTCATAAAATCTTGCGTCTTGTTGTTCTCTTATTTGTAGATTTGTTCCATTTAAAAGTTGTAAACTATCAGACCTTAAACGCATGTTAATATTGTTTGAACCTGCTTTCATGTTAGCAAATTCTAATAATCCATCTTCTGTGCCATCACTTGCGTCTTGTATTTTTCCTGTAATTTTTACATACACAACTTCTTGGTCAGCATCATTTTCGCCTTGAAACTTTAATTGTCCTAAGTAATCTGCATCTGCTGGTGATGCACTGTTGCGTTTCATTGTGATTACAGGGGCAGCAGTGCTTGAGTCTTCGGAGGTTGTCAGTAGTAATGTATCGCCTGTGCTTGTATTTGTAAATGTTGCAGTAGTTAATGCAGGAGTTAGACTTGGTGTTACAGTAAGTGTATCAGTGCTATCGTTAGTTGTGAGTGCAACGTTGGTGCCAGCAACCAGTGTGAATGTATCTCCAATCTGATCTGCTACAATACTGTTTTGGCCTAACACTGCAAAGGTTCCAAAGGCGGCATTTCCACTACGTACAAATGTCATTGTAGTTGATCCAACTGTGATTGGATCGTCAGTAGTTAATTTCCACTGTGTATCAGCGTAGGTTGTTCCTTCGGTGATCATTATTATTGTGCCGGCTTTTATCTCGCCGGTTGCGTCAGCATCTAAACTTCTTGCCCAAGTTCCGTTTGAACCTGCACCTACTGTGGTTACATAATATATTCCGTTTTCACTGCCTGTGGTTTGTGCAGTTACTAATACTCTATCTCTTAGTGCCAGACTTGTTCCGTCAACAGATGCAGGAGCACCACCACTTAGCGTAACGTTTGCAACTGTAACTGCTCTGGCGGTTTGCTTGTAATCTATATCTTGTAGTTGATGGGCACGAGGCCTAGTTAATCCCATTGTGTATCCTTATATGAATATATTTATCAGAAAATGCAGTCAAAAAAATAGCACCCGGAGGTGCTATTTTTAAATTTGTTTATGATTTACATCATTAATGCTAGTACTTCAATAACGCCTTCTCCGTTGTCGTTTGCTTCGATTGCCTTACCAATTACTGTACCCATTTTCGCATCGTTATTAGCCATTGCCATACCGTTACCTGCTGATACCATTAAGTCACCTGCGGCTACTGCGCCTGTTACTTTAGTTGGAACACGACCTGCTATTGCTAATGCTATACCACGTTGCTCATGATTCATCAAGTATGCTGGATCTGTAGAAACAATTCCTGCTACTATACCACAGTTTGCTGTATCGCATGTTGCAATTTTGCCTTCACCTGCAAAGTGTACTACTGTACCTGCTGGAATACCGTTTTCGTCCGAGGCATACATCTCAGCCAAGTCAGCGTATCTTGCTGTTGTTGCGGTTGCAGTAATAATGTTTGCATTAAAGTCTCCTGAACCATCTCTGAATACAATAGTATTACCAGTGGCTGAGTTTGTAGCGTTTGAAGTTACTGTAAAAGTAGCACCTTCTGCTCCTGCACTACCACTTAAACCATTACCAGCTACTGCTCCTGCAGCCACATAGTTACCAGTTGTGTCAGTTCCTAATGCAACACTGTTTGCTTGGATAGTTGCGGCTATACTAATACCAGCACTTCCATCAAAGTTTGCAGTTCCAACAACATCACCACTTAGTGCAATTGCTCTTGGTGTTGCTAGTGTTGCGGCTGATCCTGAAGCGTTACCAGTTAATGCACCAATAAATGTTGCTGATGTTAATGAACCACTACTTGGATTGTATGTAAGTCCACTATCTTGTGTTACTGCTGTTAAAGCACCTGATGTCAATGAACCAACGTAGATTAATCTCTCTGCGTTTGTACTTGTATCACTTGTTATAACTGCACCAGCTGCACCAAAACTTAGTGCGCCTGAACCGTCAGTAATAAGTGCTTGTCCACTTGTACCATCTGC